GGACGACCCTCTCGGGCGGCACCGGCACGTTTGGTGGCGCTAAGATCAACATGGGCACCACCACTGTGGCTGCTGACAACGAAATCGTCACCTCAACCAAGGTTGCTAACGGTGCAGCCGCGACGGGCGCTACGCTTGTCTCGGGCCTGTTCCTCGCGGCTGAGTTGATGGATTCGAAGAACGTGCCTTCGACGGGCCGTTACTGCCTGCTTCCGCCCGCTGAGTACTACAAGCTCATTGCGGAAAACACGGATGCGATCAACCGTGATTACGGTAACGACGGAAACGGCTCGATTGCCCAAGGCAACATCGTGTCGGTGGCGGGTATCCGCATCCTGAAGTCGAACCACGTCCCGCAGGCCGCTGCGTCGGCAACTGAACTGCTCGCGAGCGACCAGATCAACAACGACGTGTTCGGCACCGGCGGCGCAGGCTACGGTAACGCCTCCTTCGCGGAAACGAAGGGCATCATCTTCCAGACGGAAGGTGTTGGCACGGTCAAGTTGATGGACCTTTCCATGGAGTCGGAATACTTCATGGAGCGCATGGGCACCTTGATGATGGCGAAGTACGCCATGGGTCACGGCGTCCTGCGCGAAGAAGCGTGCATGGAACTGATCGTCACCGCGTCGTAAGCTAGTATTTGATCTAGCTCTTAATGGGGCGTCCTAGTCCGACTGGGACGCCCCTATTTTTTGCCAAGGAACATCGATGGCTATTGCAAGAACAACTGAACTACAGGCAGTCAACACCATGCTGTCGGCTGTTGGTGAGCCTCCAATTAACAACTTGGAAGGGCAGAAGAATGCTGATGCTGCCATCGCCAAGAACATTCTAGATGAAGTAAGCAGTGAGGTTCAAACCCACGGCTGGCACTTCAACACTCAGCTTAAAGTCGAACTCAGCCCAGACGCTAACAGCGAGATCGTGTTGGGCGATAATGTCGTCCGTGTAGACATGACAGCCAATACGAACGGTCTTGTAGATGACCGCGATATTGCCCAGCGCGGAGCTAAGCTATTCGACCGAACTAACAACACATACACGTTCACTAAGTCAGTTAAGGCTCTAGTGATCTACCTGTTGGATTGGGACGATCTTCCTGAACCTGCGCGGCGCTTCATCACGGTGCGTGCCGCTAGGATCTTCCAAGATCGCATGGTCGGCTCACAGGCTCACCACGCTTTCTCGCAAGAGGATGAAGTCCGCGCCCGTGCCCTTCTCCGTGAATTTGAGATGGACACTGGTGATTATTCTATTTTCGATAACTACGATACCTTTAACATTGTAGCTAGGCCCCTCGTCAACCGTTCGGACATCATCTAATGCCCCTGATCTCTACGAGCTTTCCCAACCTTAATGGTGGCGTTTCTCAGCAGCCTGCTTCGCAACGGCTCGAAACCCAGTGTGAAGCTCAAGAGAACGCCCTGCCCCTGGTCATCGGGGGTCTAGTCAAGAGGCCACCTACGGAGGACGTAGGCGAGCTAAAGCAGTCTGGCGGCGCTGACCTCGACCTTGCAGACTCCTTTATTCACTTCATTCAAAGGGATGAAAGTGAGAAGTATGTTCTGTCGGTCAAGCCAAACGGCGAGCTTCGGGTCCACGGCATTGCTGACGGTGTTATTAAAACAGTCACTGTAGATGACGCTAGCTCTACTACCTACCTTACAGACTCAGCTCCTCACGCTAACTTGAGAGCTATGACGGTAGGGGACGTTACGTGGATCTTGAACAAGTCAAAGACGGCTGCAATGACTTCGGCTACCGCAGCCGCAAATCCGCACGCTTACTCTGCGCTGCTTTGGATCCGTAACAGCGGGGCTGGGTTCCGCATTAAGGTTACTGTCGGCTCTAGCACCGCTCAGGTAGAACACACATTTGACCCTAGTCCCGACAGTGCTAACGACTTTGCTGACCCTACTGGGCCGCGAACTCAGGACATTGCGGAGATTCTGGAAGACGGCACTGTTGAGACCGCCGTTAAAGACACGGTGTATACTGGTGTTTCCGGCGGCTTGAGCGCCATCTCTGGAATTACTGTAGTGCGGGGCGGCAACGTGCTCTACTTGCATAGCTCTTCCGATTTCCAGATTACGGTCGAAGACTCGCTAGGAGATCAAGCTCACAACTTGATTAAAGAAGAAGCTCAGGACTTTACCGATCTTCCTGGGGTTGCCTACAACGGGCAAGTCGTCAAGGTTTCAGGTAACCCTGAATCTGAAGTCGATGACTACTTCGTTAAGTTTGAGACCAATCTAGCGGGGACGACCGGCATGGGCAGCGGTTTGTGGGTCGAGACAGCCGAGCCTGGGATCAAGACTACGATCGACCCAGCTACTATGCCGCAGGTTCTAGTGCGGGTATCCGAGAACAACTTTGTTCTTAAGGAAGCAGACGGAACCCAGCCATCGGGAAGCGACCACGGTCTTCCCGACCTGTGGCCCACCCTTAAGTTTACTGAACGCACTACTGGGTCTAACCTGACCAACCCACTGCCGTCGTTTGTCGATGAAAAGATTAACGACATGGCCTACTTTAAGGGTCGTCTGTGCTTCATCAGCGGCGAAAACGTCTCTCTCAGCGAGGCCGGGGAGTTCTTCAACTTCTTCCGCACGACCGTCATCCAACTGCTTGACTCGGCTCCGATTGATGTAGGTGTAGGAGGAACAGACGTAAACAGGCTCACGCGGGCTGTTCCCTTCAGCGACCGACTAGTCGTGTTCTCTGAGCGAGCGCAGTTCATTGTCCAGGGTCTGCCTATTCTCAGCCCTACAACGGCTACAGTCACGCGCGCCACCACGTTTAACTCGTCAGGCACCTGCGCTCCTGTGATGGCGGGCAACACGTTGTTCTTCCCGTTTAGCCGGGGAACCTTCAGCGGCGTTCGAGAGTTTTACAAGACTAACGAGAACGACATTAACTTTGACGCCACCGAATCCACGCTTCAAGTACCTAAGTATATCGAAGGTGATGTGAAGACGATGACCGTCTCAAACCACGATGACATTATGGTTATTCGTGCTGCGTCTAGCTCAACCCTATATGCCTACAAGTTCTTTAGAACTCCCCAGGGTCGAGTGCAGTCTTCGTGGTTTACGATGAGCTTTGCTGAAGCTAACATCCTTGAGATTGCCTTCCTACAGCAGTCTCTCTACATGGTGATCAAGCGCGGCACCGCGACCTACCTGGAAAAGATGGACCTTCAGACTGGCAAGGTCGATGCGGGAGTCACCTACGTCACTGCCCTAGACCGTCGTGTCAAGGTCACCCCTGGGTCTCCCGGCACTACCATCACATTGCCTACTGACTACGTGCTAACTTCAGCAGAACAGGCGATCGTGCAAGTCGTCTCTACTGACGGTGAAGTAATGGCGATTGCTTCCGCGACTGCTTCGTCCATTACCTTGAAGGAAGCGTATACGGGTAGTGAGTCGTTCTACATTGGACTGCCCTACACGATGCGCTACGAGTTGACTAAACCTACGTTAAAGCGTCCGCGAGAAACGGGAGCGGTAGAGACGATCGCGACGGGGCGTCACCAGCTTCGTTATATGACGGTCGTTTACGACGACACTGCCTTCTTCAAGGTGAAAGTCACTCCTTTAGTCGCGGATGCTGACGGGACGGCTGTTGAGTATCCCTTCAGCGGACGCTTCCTGTCTACCGGCGGCTTCCTCGGTCAACTACCTAAGGCTGACGGCAAGTTCCGCTTTCCAGTTTTTGCTGAGTCAGACTCAGTTAAGATTGAAATTGAGAACGACACGCCGTTCCCGAGCAACCTTCAATCGATTCAGTTTGAAGCGCAATACACTGACCGGACTCAGCGCCAGTGAGTTGGATCCGCCTTGCTACGGAAGAGGACATCGCCTACGTGGCTCCTAGGATGCGGCAGGCCGACAAGGACGAGGTATGGGCCTCTGGGGGCTACGAGCCAGAAGAGGCGCTTAGGCTCAGCTACAGAGCTTCTCGTCCGTGTTTTACGGGCGTTAACGACAAAAACGAACCATCTGCCCTCTTCGGCGCAGCGCCCTTGTCCGACAACGTAGGAGCCGTCTGGCTTCTAGGCACTAATTCTATTGATACTTCTCCCATCTCTTTTTTAAGGTGGTCAAAGAAGTTTGTCCCTTATTTAATGGAGCCATATGACATGGTCTGCAACCTCGTTCACGCGGAAAACGCAGTACACATTAAATGGCTTCGATGGCTTGGTTTTAGCTTTTTGCGAAAAGTTAAGCACGGCCCTGAACAACAACCCTTTTACGAATTCGCGCGGTTGAGTAATGTGTGAACCTGTGAGCATTGGCATGGCCGTAATGGGCGTCGCTCAAGCAGCTTCAAGCGCCAGCGGAGCAAGAAAAGCCGCGAGAAGGCAGGGTGCATACCAATACAAACTAGGCAATTGGCAAAACAAACGCCTTCAAATTGCTCAGGATTATCAAGAAGAGCTAGGTAAGTGGCAAGCAGATACATACAGGAAGGTAGCTACTTCTGAGCAAAACAGCTTGACCGGCCAATACGCCGGAATGCTTGAAATGCTAGGCCAAAAACGGCAGCAGGCTCTGGAGCTTGCAGAGCAATTCAGCGTTTCCTCTGAGCAGGGCCAAAGTCAGTTACGGACTGCGGCAGCAGAAAACGAAACTACAGGCAATTCAGTCATGCTAGCTCAGCAGGTTTACCAGCGAACAGAAGCCAGGAGTATTGACGTTACTTACCGAAACCTTGACGCTCAGTTCCGCCAAGCCAATCGAGACATGCTTGCTATGCAGGCGAACTCCCAATCTAGGGTAAATCAAGCAATGCCTGCCCCGATGAAACCTCTAGATCCTTTGCAGCCCATGCAAGGCGTCGCGCAACCCAGCATGCTTCCTTACGTTATTCAAGGAGCAAGCAGCGTAATCGGAGCGGCGGCTCACGCTCAGTCTATTGGGGCTTTCCCATCAGGCGGGACTCCCTCAGGACCGGCTTATCCGGCCTACACTGGTCCGGGAATTGGAGGCGGAAGCGCGCCAACAACCTTTAATCCCTTTGCAACACCAACGCCTGTTGGCACTAACAGCGTTCTTGCTCCTAGCTCACCTGTGCCCAGCAGTTACGTAAACACTAACTACTTTAACCCCCTCATTGGTAAGTAAACATGGCTACTAGACGACGACCTTCTGGCCCTAGCCAGCTTCCTGTGACTGAAGTGGTAGCCCGCCCTGTAAGCACTTCAGTAGACCCAGGCAAAGCCGGAATGCCAGCGCAGCCAGTCATGCCCGGTGCTCCGACACCGCCTGCCCAAGGAGAGTTTGACGATTACACGCGGCTTGCTCAGAGCTTGGGAGGACTGTCCGCTTCTCTCAAATCTCTCGGAGAAGCAAACGAAACTGCAAAGCGCCGGACAAAGCGGGAAGTAAGTGTAGCCACTGCCGATGACAACATTCCTAACTGGTACAACGACTCGCACATTGATTCGTATACCGCGTGGCAAAAACTAGTTCCGCAGTTTAATGAGCAAGTAAGAAAAGGCCATATTGGTATTCTAGATAACCCTGGCTATAGGAACAACCTTAGCACTTTCCAGGGAAAATCTATTGCGTTTAATGTGTCTCCCAGTGACGTAGCAGAACTTGAAGAGTTAATTGATTCAGGAGACGCAAGCATGCGTGCTCCCGGTGCGCTCGAAAAATGGTGGCACAACCGAACGCAGGACTATTTGTCTACTTCGGGAACTAAAAGCTGGATCCCTAATCAAGACCGTTTTTCATACGCATTTATCAATGCCCGGTCGCAAGCGTTTAAGAAGGTATATCGAGGGTTTCAAACTAAGTTAAAGAAGCTTCAGAGAGAAGATGAAAATAAAGCTCTCCAGGGAGATGTCTTTGTCGATTTAGAGACCGGGTTTGAGGAGTCACAGGAACCGCTCGTCAATCTAATCTTTGATCAACAAAAACTTACGTTTACGGAAAGCCCTGTAGAGCTTCCCTCTACTGCGGACTCTAGGGTTGCTGCTTCAATCAGTAAGCTTGCTGATGATTACCGCGTAGATAGCACGATGACAAGCTCAGAGATCCACGAAAGGATCGGTCAACTTGTTGTTAACAAAATTAAAAACTCGGAGTCTGTTGAAGAGGTTGACTTTTACACTTCAGTCTTAGAAAAGATCGAGGTCGGTCCTCAAGACGCTAAGACTAAGTTAATGTCGGGCGGTAGCGAGACTGCTAGGCTTTACGACGACGAGAAAGGAAGCATCGGTAATCTTAGGGCGCGCCTCGTTCGGGACGGCTTGATTAAAGAGCGCAACGAGCAGATCTCTAATCTGTCTAACGGTCTTGTCACCTGGCTTACTAATCAGCGCAACGTTGACAAGAACAAAGCTATCGACGAAACGCGGCTTGTTAAGATCATGTCTGAAATTCAGGCAGGTCGATTTGACCCTAACGATCCAAGGAACAAGGGCGCGGAAGAGTGGTCACAGTTGTTCGCTGATCTGGGGGTCCGTGTTGAAGGCAATCAACTGTTGATTCCTAACCCACGCTCAGAAAACGGTGCCCCTACTCCCATCAATCTCGGCAGCATTATTGACAAGGCAAAAAGCAAGTCTTTAATCACGCTCATCAGCCAAAACGAGAAAACGCTTAGAGCGGCTCAAAGCGAAAACGATGCATTGATGTATGGTCCTGAAGGGAACAAGAAGCCGATTTCACTTAAACTGCCTGCGCGTGCTCTGGCGCTAAAGGCGAACGGCACTACTAGAGACTCTGATTTTGCTGACCAGGTCCAGTTTTCCCTCTTCCCTACGGACTCAGGAATTAGCGAAGAGCAGCATGCCGACATGTTCATGTCCGCGCTCACTTCTTTCCGACTGCTTGCCCGAGATCCTACGGGA